TCTGGATTATTAGGGTCAATCATAGCGTGTAATACATTACCATAAGTGGCGATTATCTCTCTTACCTTTAATATTGCCAATGGGTCTGTAACATATTGCTCTTTGCCAGCTTGAGTGAGTATCATAGCTGGTTCTTGTAACCATTTGCTAAATGCTTCTTCAGTTTCAAATACATTTTCATATCCAGTAATAGGGTCTATTACATGGTATCTCTTTACTTTAATCTTAGTATAACGGTCTATTAATCTGTAAACATTACTATTCTTTAATGAATTTACATTTAATGTTTGTCCTAAATTATCTGCACCCTCAATAGTCAATGAATCTGTCGCAGCTTTCTCAGCTTGACTTATATCAATATCTGGATACATTAACTTAATTTTAGTATCATACAGCACTTTAGAAACAATCATATGTTCAGAATCTGAACCATCTTGTTCTTTACATGAAGGGTCTAAATAGAGTTCTTTAAGTGGGTCAATATCAATAAAGTAAATTTCGCCTTTACCATTATCTGCATTTAAATCTACATACACTTGAAAAGCTGACAGACCGATTTCAATCAAATCTCTTGTAAACTTATCTATACGTGCTTCACCTTTAGACTTATCCCATATCCAATCAAACAGTTTAGCAACATTAGACGACATCTTATAATCAGATTTCTCTACGCCAGTAGCAGAAAAACGAGGTGGATTTTCTGTAAGTTCAGCTATAACTAAATCTATACAAGGGAGAATCTCATTAACTGGTACAGCCATTTGACCACGTGATTCAAGAACTTTTTGATGTTCTTTCTTCCAAGCATTAATTTTAACTTCTCTGTCTTGAGTAGCTAAAGTACGCCAAGTAGGTCTTGCACCAGATGAATATTCTTCAAATACATCTTCAGATAATTTTACATTTTTAGTTTTTTCCATCTTTACTCCGCTTGATAATGAACTTTATTATCAAAGCCATTACACAAAACTCTTAAAGAATAAGAAAATTGATGTCCATTCGCATTTAATTTAGGTAGCCAATGAGTATCATTACCACAATCTGGGCATTTAGGATTTTCAGCATTAGGACTAATCCTAAGTTCAAATTCTTTACTGCAAACATTACATTTAAAATCTTTAGTTACTGCCATTAGTTTAACATCCAATTTTGTTTATTAGTTTCCATTCTTTTATCTTCATAATCTAAAGATAAATCTTTACGCTGAAAATGATTCTTTATAGCAACAGTTTCTTTAGCACCTAAAGTATGAGAAGGACTAATTAATCTACGAGTAGCTAAATCTAAACCATCAAGTAAATCATCATGTTTGCCACGTGGATACATCATCATTTCATCAATAAATTCTGTATGGGATTTCTTTACCCAAACAATACGATTATACAGATAAGGATGTAATCTTTCTAATCTTACTGATTTTTCTGTACGTGGAGTTATTTTAGTCTCCATACCCATTACATAAAGACTTTCTTCTTTAAGTCTTTTACGAAGATAATCACGTAACATCTCTTGATAACCAACAGTTTCTACATGAACACGTGTAGGTTTATGAGTTCTAATAGATTGTATGATTTGTTCTGCATGTGTAGTAGGAGCAACACGTCTGCGATAATAATCTAACAGATAAATATCTTTACCAGTATAGCTAATAGGTAAAGTAACTGAAAAGTCTGCGGTTTGTTTAGTAGAAGAAGCAGGGTCTATACCAAGAAAGGTATTAACAGGTATAATCTTAGGTTCAATAAGTTCTTCTATTTCCCATTCAGTCTCACCTTCATGAGTAATTACCATAAATGGGAAGCCATCAATCATTCTTAAATGACCATCATACCATCTAAGGTATTCTTTTTTCATTAATCTATCTTCGTCACCAACAATTTCACACTGATATTCACTATAAAACTTACTTAATTTACCTAATTCTTCCAATTCTTTCTTCTTATTCATCAGCCATTCATATGGGTACATTTCAGCCCATAGACATTCTTTAGTTTCTTCATTATATGACTGATAACGCCTTGTAGTCCAATTAGTTGCACCTCTTAATCGTTCTACGATACATCCTTCTCTAATAGGTGTACCAATAACGATTACACGACCACCACGCCTATCAAGACCAGCAAGACCACCTAAGAAATAATCAAAGTTTTTCTCCATTTGCTCTTTAGTAATGGTATTTAACTCGTCATCAGGGTCATCTAATAGGTATAATGTTATACGAGTGTCATCTTCTAATGCTCCACGTACTGGAGAACCTGTACCAATAGCCTTAATTGTAACCCACCATTTACCAATTCTGGTTCTAATTTTATCTTCACGCCATATTTCAGCTACTTCTTCGCCAGAATAACCAAATAATTCTCTAAATGGTTGGCTATAATTTAGTACATTCTTTATTTTAGTGAGGCGGTTTATAGCTTCAGGACGTGTTTTAGACTGGATGATTACTAATTTCTCCCCAACATCGAAGATAATATGGTCAAATACTGCACTAATAGCCTTACTTGACTTAGCTGTACCTCTCGGTGCTTCGATTAATAGTTGGATTATGCTTCTATCGGTAAGTAATAAATCTAATTCTGTATGAAAAGAAGGAGAAGGAAGATAATATGTCTGTGGACTTATAGTTTTCCCAAGAACCGTTAGGCTATTTGCACACTGTTGTATGATTTCGTGGGAAGTCATATTTGGGAATCCACAGCATTTAATTAACGTAAATATAATTCTTAAAATTTAACTTGTCAATAGGTGTAAATAAATATTTATTATATCAATTTACATTAGTATTGCTGTAAATAGCTTGTTCTGCTTTAGCTCTTTCATTTAACATCTTCTGTACGTTATCTACTTTAGTTTCCCATACATCTCTTTTAACAATAACATACTTGTCATATTTTACAAATGCTACATTATCTTTCTTTAATTCTTCAGTAGCATCAATAAATGCTTGATATTCAGGTAATCTGCTTGTACGTGCCATTAATTTTCTACCTTTTCTATTAATTGTAATTCATTAATTTTATATCCTTGCATTTTCCCATCAGCATCACAACAATCATAAGTAAAATAAGTAGCTATGCCTTCTTCATTAGTTTGCATAACATATATAGCAGTAATTATCATTTTATTTTCTTTATTTTCATCTAATTTATGGCATACAATATCACCAATAGAGAAAGGGGATTCTATTAAAATGTTATTTTTACTCATAAATTTTTGTGTGAAAATTTTTTAGAATCAGTTTATAATTATTTGATTAAAGTAATTTATTAAGTATGAAAATTATTAGAATTAATTTATGAAAATTAATGAAATATAGATAAACCACAGTAGCAAATAGAATGAATATGGTAATGCATATATGAACAGAGAAAGTAAATTAATAGATGATGATAATGATGAAAAATTGTTATGTAAATTACTCTGGTCTTTCGCTTGCATCGCTCCCCCTATCATGTTGTCCCGTACCCCCATTCATTTCATTAGATTTTTCCACTGATATTTCCTGTTCTACTTTATCAGGTTTATTTAATTTAAAACTATCAAAACTATTATATGTATGTTTCTCAACTATTTTAGTTTGTTTATTTTTATCTTCATCTATTAGTTCTTTATAGAACTTAGCAACATTTAGTGCATCATTAGTACTCTTTATTAGTGTTTCACTTTTATTAGTTAGCTCAACTAATTTATCTTTTACATTTATTCCCTTATTAATATAGTATTGTATTAAACTATCATTTATTTTTTCTTTCACTTCTAAATTATTGACCATCTTATAAACATTCACCCTATTTGATAAACTTAGTTTTTTATATACAGCTGAACAGATTGAATTATAATCATTAGCAGTTAAAAGTTTGCTATCTTTAGCAATCATAACTCTAACTGTTTCAGCTATTATTTTTATTTCCTTATTCTTTAGATGTTGTAATCTTTTCTTTTTTACTTTCTCAATTTTAGCTGTAAAATTTATTTTGTTCATTATCTATATTATATATGTATCAATGATTATTAATTAAATAACCAATACTATTATTTTTTCAGCTTCGCTTCAAAAATAACGGGAAAATTTACTCTTGTCAATACGTGTTGAAAAATAAATATCTAAACGTTTACTATTTAATTATCAGCTAACAAGATAAACTATTAAACAAGTAAATTTTACCTGTAAAAAAGAATATTTTACCTCTCAATTTGATACACTTATTCTATTATTGTACTATATTAATACAATATAGCATATAAATTGTATTATATTGATACAAGAATAGTTTGGTACATCGTTTGATTCCTCTTTACCGTTTTATTGTTCTTTACATATTGTTAGGCAAACTTTCAAAAGTATAGTTTGGAGCAGTTATATTTTCTATCGGAGAAATTATTATGACAAACTTAAATATTCTATCATTTGAGAACTTAACTGAAAAAATAAAATCTATTAAAGAGAATTTTTCAGCATCTATTCAAGAAAGAATAAAGCCTTTATTAGAACAAAAAGAATATCTATTGCTTGAGTTTAAGGAAACAGCATCAACTTTATCTTTTGAAGCTATCCAAGATAAAATGGCGCAGATTCAAAAAATAGACTTAGAAATAGTTAAAATTAAAGCATCAACACCCGATGATATTAAGCCTCAAGTATTATTCTTATTCGATGATCAATTATACTACAATAGAAAAAATACAACAGGACGTGTTCGCAATTCCAACGGCTATAAATTTGCCAATGGCGATAAAGTTATGATGAAACATGGCGAACACGTTTCAGAAATTTACACCGTTATTCATGAAGAAGGCAAAAATCAGAGAGTAAAAGATGCAAACGGCAAGCAATTTGCACCTTCTAAATTGACTGAATTATTCCACACACAAGTCTTAAATAAACCACTAAGCAAAGATTCAAAAGGAATGGCTGGTCTCTCTCACAATTATTGGACTAAAGCAGAGTAAATTAAAACTAACTAAATTAAATAAACCTTAACTGCTCCAAACTTATTTTTTTATATTTAATTAAACTAACTTAGATGATGAATCTAAGCTGTTGCAAGTCAGCATAAATAGTGAGCAATCAAATAACTTATTAACACTCATTTTACATATGGCAAGTGCCATTTTAATCATTAATCTAATCGGTTAATGTTTAATTGCATTAGTGAAATTGGCTTAATTGGCGTAATTGCCTGCTTGCTATATATTTAATCGGAAATGTTAATGGCGAAATCGCATATCCACATTTATCGTATTAGTGCTTTCCACGAATATAATAAAAAAGCATTCAATTTTAATGTAGTTGCTCCACGTAAATTACTGGAATCTACATTAAAACGTAAATTGCTGGCTTATTATGATTTATCTGGCACTACACAAATACGTGTTACATACATTGGTGTTGAAAATTTCCCACCATTGTTTGTAACAGATTCACCATATCAAATTTATCGGAGAAAATTATAATGTACGATGAAGAATTTGATGTGCCGCCAATCATTCACACTGAAATAGAGGATGACTAATAATGAAAATTGAATCTAAATTAGATGAACTAATCGCTGAAATTCCTTCATTCACTAAGGATAAATGGAATGGAAAATTCAAAGAAATCTGTTCCGAAATGCCTTTAATGATGGCGAATTGGTTATATGATGAATCATATTTTGTTATTGACTTAAATGTGCATCAACAAAATGCAATAATGAATTTAGCTGTATATCTAAAATCATCTGTATCAATTTGAGAATAATCAATTAGAGCCGTTTTAAGACCTTATTCTTAAAAAGCCAATACTTATATCGGC